CTTCAAGCCCCAAGCAACAAGCTTCAAGCACCAAGCTCCTGAAGCAACAAGCCACAAGCGTCAAGCCCCAAGCACAAAGGCTCAAGCTTCAAGCCACAAGCTTCAAGCGCCAAGATCCCGGACCCTGGAAAAAGTTTCACGGTGCCCGAACCGAGGTGCTCTACTAAGATAAAACTATTACGTGGATGCTTCACATGGAAGGCAATTTGATGAGGTGAAAACTTGATCTTGTTACTCTTCGTGACTTTGAGTTCTACTGTGAAAAAGTGGCCAGAAGTATTATAGCCCAATAGATCGGGAGTACCATGTAAGCTATTATTTTCCAGTCTAATCCAAGATATTTGTGGTAAAGATTTACGAAGTTTTTGATATAATTTACGCTCTGGTCCCATGCATTTTTCAAGGTTACTCCTGTGTTTAAAAGTTAATAATCTTTTATGTAACCAGGAGGTAATATAAGTTTTTCTTCTCGTTGTGGTTTCAAGACAACACGTATAGATGAGTCCTTGGGATTATTACTCTCATGGACTTCAATACGTTTTATCTCTTCCAAGTAACCGCCTTTTGTTGCAATATATATTCTGGCATTGCTTACAGCGTTACCGCGTCTTCCGTTATGTCCTTCTGTAAACTTGTCTAAATATTCTTGCAGGTGCTTAACAAACATTACTTACCTGCTTTACGTAATTGACTTGATAAATCTTCTATCACAGCTTTGTATCCATGCAATAAGTTTTTAGTTTTTTCATACTCAGATGCCATGTCTTTCCACATTTTCATTTCAATACG